CCTGATATGGGAATGGAACAACCTGATATGGGAATGGAACAACCTGATATGGGAATGGAACAACCTGATATGGGGCTTTAAAAATCCACCGGATTATCGTCACTTGCATCTATAATACACCCATCAAAATCATCATAATGCCTAGTTTTTGGTTGATGAATTTCTTTATTTTTTTCAAGCTCTCTTCTTCTTATTGCTTTTATTAAATTTTTTTGATATTTAGTGCTTCCGTCAATTAGGAGATACACCGGCATTATTTCGTCTTCTATCATATAGGTAATATTTATAAGATCATTCGCTGGTACTATAATTTTATTATTTTTTAAACATTTACTTAATTTTCTATAACCATATTCAAAAGGACTTTTTTCTAATTTTATTGTAATAGTTTGATTAATTGGATTTAAATCTATAATTTCTCCTTTTTTATCAAATACATTAAATAAATTTAATTTTTCTAAAAACCCTTGATCTCTATATATTTTTGATAAATCATGTATTCCAAAATAAACTATGTCTCCTTTATTTTGCGACATAGCTGTACATAGATCTATGGTATTTTTGTTAAATTTTTCTTTTATATTTGGCCAATTAGATATATATTTTTTAATCAAAATCTTCCTCCACAATATGTATTTAATTTTAATAAAATAGTTGCTAAAAATTAACTAAAATAATACAATGCAATTGTATTATGGTGTAGGAGGTGTATTATTTGTGGTATAGCAGGATATATTGGAAAATCAAAAAATTTTGATCTAACTTACCAGTTAATAACAGAAATTTTTGATCAATTAGAAACTAGAGGCACAGATGCCTCTGGCGTTTGGGGCACAGAATCTTCATCAAATGGTAGAATAATTTATCATAAGGAACCAATTAGATCTAGTCATTTTATAGAAAAAGATTTTTGGAAAAATCTTAAAAAAATTAAAATGGATATGGTTTTACTTCATGCTCGTGCCACTAGCTTCAAAGGAGGAGTTGCCAGTAATAATTTAAATAATCATCCTTTTGTTAGTCAAGATAAAACTATAGGAATGGTTCATAATGGCAATATTGACGAAGCAGATTTTATTAAAAAAAGATACGAAACAAAGTCGGACACGGATTCAGAGTGTTTGTTAAGAATATTTGAGCATGGCATAAACATTGAAAATAATATCGAAGATGTGCCTATTGAAATATCGTGCAGGTTAAATGGAATCAAAGATGTATGGTCTCAAATATCAACAGGAGCTATGGCGGTAGCATTAGGAGAAAGAATAAATAATGATCATAAAATTTTATTCTTATTTAGAAATGAAAAAAGACCTCTTTGGATAGCAGATCTACGTGATATTTTAGGTCAAATATTCTTTTTTTCTTCTCCTGAAATTTGGTATGATGCAATAGACAATAATAAATATTTAAAAAACCAATGCTGGGGTAATTGCAAGCTCGTAGAGCTACCTGATGCCCAAGTGTGGTGCTTTAATATTGATGAAACAAATAATGATATATCTAATAAAAATATATTTAAATTTTTAGTAGAAAATAATAATTTAGAAGTAGATTTATTAAATTGTAAAGAAATTAAAAAAATAAAACCAGCTAAATCGAATATAAGTTTAATAACTAATTTAGATAAATTTGATAATGTTTTACAAAAAAAATCTCCTATAAAACATAAAGAAGATCTTTGGTATAGGGATGATGAAGAAAAAGATATGGACATTCCTGATTGGAAAGAATTTAACAATTATCATGAAAAAATTTGTAAAAAAATTATAGAAATAACTAATAAAATTTTAATAGAGTGCGATAATTTATCTATGGAAGGTTCTATGTGTCCCTTTGATTATAGTCAATTATTGGAATCATTAGAACAAACTAAATGTGATTTAGAAGGAACATTACAAATATTAAAAAATTAAAATGGAGAAATATGGATGAAAATGATTTAATCATAGAAAATTTAATTAAAGAAAATAAAAAAATAAAAAAAATAGACGGAAAGTCAAAAGGCAACAGGACAGAATTACAACTTTGTAAAGTTTTAACAAGTTTTTTTAATCAACAGTTCACCAGATCTATAGGGTCAGGTAATAGATGGGGTCAAGTTACCCTCTCAGAAACTGCAAAACAAGTGTTCTCTGGCGATATTTGTGTTCCTGAGGGTTTTAAGTGGGTTATCGAGTCAAAGGGTGGATATGAAAAAGATATAGACTTAAATGGAGTATGCGATGATGGAATATCTCGTTTAGATTCTTTTATAGAACAAGCCTCAAAAGACTCTGATTTTTGCGGAAGAAAACCAATGGTTTGTTGGAAAAGATCTAGGAAACCTTGGTTGTGTATGATTAAATTAAAAGATTTAAAAACATATTTAAAAGAAGAAGTATTTCTATACAGAATAAATTATAGAGACTGGGTGATACTCACACTAGATTCTTTACTGGAAAAAAGTCCTAAAAATTTTTGGTTTTAATTTTTTAAGTTTTTCCATTCCTCATCAGAAATCTTTTCAATTTCTGATTGGCTTGGAATTAGTTTATAATAATCTTTATTTTTATTTAATTGTACAAGTTCTTCTTCTTTATATTTTATTTTTAATTTATGAATTATTTTTTTGTTTTTAACAATATTAGAAAAATGTTTTTCTATAGAAAGGCCAAAAAATCTAATTTCATTTTCTTCTTTATCACTATAATTATTTTCTTTAAATATTAAAAATATTATATCTTGACCTAAGCCCAAACATTCTTTTGATTCTTCATTTTTATTTTGAATATATTTAATCCATTTATAAACATCAAAATCTGAGTTTTCAACCAAGGAAACGCTGATTGTTCTGTCCACACAGTTCCAATTAAATATTTTAACTAAATCATTTATTTGAGGAAATATTTTTGATTTAAAAATAAAATTATTATTATTTTTATTATAAAATTTTAATTTATTTTTTATATTTATTTTTTTATTATTCATCATAAGTTTCCTTAGTCATATACTTGTAAATTAAATTTATCTGATATGTAGATATTTCCGCCAAATTCTAGCTTAAACCATATATCATATATACCACAAGCCAAATCCTCTGTGTCTAGTTTGTAGTAACCATAACGTTTTTCTCTATAATCAACATTTTCATCTTCTAAAATAATCTCAGAGCTATTTGCAAAATTATTACATTCGCCACAATTTAATTGCATAGAAATTTTTAAATTAGATACGATTGCTAAATTTTCATAATAAGATCTTAGATCACCCGCTGTAGGAACATTTGGTATTATTTCTATAATAAGAAATTGCTTAGATCCTTTTCGGAATTTATTAGGCTGAAATCTGAAATCAAAATCATAAACAACAGGTATAGGAGTAGAATACCAGAGATCTGGATAAATTTCAAATTTTTGCCTTATAGAACTTTTAGGCTGACCATTTACAGCACGAACTGTCCATATATCATAATAAGTTCCTATAAGATACTTATCCAACTCTGTAGGCAATGTTAAAAGGTATGTTCCAGTGTCTTCTTGCGTAACAGAAGATCCTTGAAATGTATCAACTAGATACAACCCGTCTGGATTATTTTCTGAAGCAAGTTGTTCATCTAAACGGAATATTTCAACTTTTTCTATTTCATAAAGATCACTTAGATTATTACTGTTATACGTCAATAATCTAAGTCGTATATCATCACCGACAACTGGATTCTGATATCTTTCTTTTGTAGCACTCACTTTTTTTCCTTTTATTTATGTTTTCTTGCTTTACGAGCTTTATCTATTGCTTCATTTTCTTTTTTCTTTTGTTCTATAAATCTTTGAATCAACCATTTTCTTTCATGAACAGGAAGCATCATGCAATCTTGTTTGCTCATATGCATATGATATTGGAAGAAGAACAACTCCTCCATGAGTGTTTGCCAGAGATCTACGCTTGGATCTCTTTCTCCTTCTTCCTTGGGAAGAAAAAATTTGTTTCAAGAGGCAAATCAATTTTAAACTCTTCTGTGCAAGAAGGGCATAATATTGGAAGCTCTGTATCAACTCCAAATGGGGGGGTGTTAATTTCATTTCGGAGATGTGCCACGTCTTGAATTGGTAATTTCTTTAATAATAAAGATAATTCTTTTTTCATAACAACTCCTTCTATTTCTTCAAGCAATAAAGCGGTCCTGTAAAGCAGTGTGTCGTCCTCTCCTTGATCTCCCCATTGTTGAATTCTTTTGTCCCTATAGCTAGAAATTTCTTGCTCATCAGCACCTGTAGCTAATCTGTACGTGTATCTGAATTTACTTACAGGCAAAACCCCACTCAAACTATCGGTTGAAAAATCATCTGGACATGTTTCAATTTCCATCTCATTTAAATCAATAACATGAGCAAATTTAATACCACAATTTGGACATTTAATCTCAACGTCATACTCTGGAGTATAAGAAATACCACGTAGATAAATCAATAAATGAGTTCTATCAGTTGAAAGTAACTCCTCTGTATTGATTGATTCTTTAATACACCTTCTAAATATCATATCTATTGCTTTGCCTTTTCTTACCCATCGGGGAGTTGCCAAAATTTGCTCTTCTTCACCCGTCATTGCTCTTACATGTACGACAGCCGGAATATTTTGGTAAAATTTACCTTTAGAGGGAAATTCAAATTCTTCCCAAGTATGCTTCTCAGCTAACTGTTGTAGCAGTCCCTCTAATGCATCACTTCCTTGTACTCTAATTTTTGAGTCAGGTGTTGGTTTATTTTGAGATTGTGGCCTTGGTCGTTCTGGGGGAGATTCAAAAGACTCAAATCCCTCAGTATCCTCTGGACTTTTTGGTTTTTGATTGCCTTTTTGCAATGCAGCCCGAAACTCAGGCGGTAAATTACCACTAATTTGAAAAGGGGCTTCTTCAAAAGGTTTTGCAACTTCTCTTCCAGTTTCTTTTGCAACAGCCTCTTGAACGCTCTTCACAGAGTCTAGAGGCGACTCTGGATTGCTGTTTTCTCCTAGCTCACTAGGAGAAACTTTTTGTCTATTTTGTCTGAATATCTCATCTGCCATTTTATCTCCTGTTTTTATTTTACTGCTATTGATTTATAGTACAAATCTGATTATTATAAGAGTATGTTGATTTTAAATTTTTCTAATGTAGAAGATTTAATTTTTTATGATAAAGACGTACAAGAATTACTTCCCACTGATATGTTTAGTATTTTTGAACAATGGAGATTATCTAAAAGAATACCTTATTTAAAATCTATAGGAAAAGAAGCTATATTAGATTTTTTAAATTTAATAGAAGAAAATGAAATAAAAATATTAGAATTTTATTTTAAAGAAAAAATAATAGTTGAAAAAATAAACTATAAAATAGTTAAAAATGTTGAAATAAACCTAAAAGAAGAAAAAATATGTGAAAAAATTTGTGATATACAAGAATTTAACTATTTTAATACGTATAGAGATGAAAATTTTTTATATTTAACTTTTTGGAGATAAAAGAGGCAAAATGAGCGAAACAGATTCAGATAATAAAAAAATAAAGGGTATAATTTTATTTTTTGTGAACCTATATCCAGACCTTGGTCAAGATATTAAAGTTTATATGAATATTTACAAAGAAATGAGCAAGCCATTAATCGATAAATTAGCACAAGATGGAAGATACATACCTATATTTGCTCCAGTTCATAAGGAGGCAACAAGAATAGAAAAAATTGATTTTGATGCACCTTTTCCGAGATTTACTAACAATGATGAAATTGTTAAGAGTTTTTCAAGGCCAAAAAAGAAAACTAAAAAAATATTTGAAGAAGAAGAAAAAGAAGAAGAAGAAGAAACATTTTTTGGTTTTATAAATCTTTTTATAAATTTTCAACCAGAAGTTAAATTAAATGTTCAAGAAACAATTAATTTAGTTAAAGAAATAAATTTAGACAATTTAGAAAAAATTAATAAAGATGGCCGATACACTATTGTTATAGTTCCTACAACAAAAGAAGGTAGTCGTGTTCAAAAAATTGATTTTGATTCACCTTTCCCTAGATTTGTTCCTAAATCAACAAATAAAAAATTAGTTTTAGTACAACAAAAAGCTCAAAATTTTAAACAAAAAACAAAAAATGAAAAAAATGACGAAAATAATGATTATGATATAGAAGATGAAGATGAAGAAAATGTCGAACAAGATGAGGACAATTTATGAATTTATTTTTATTTATATTTGCAACAATAGGACTAACTAATGTGCTAGTACATGGTAAAATATTAGACATTATTAAAATATTTGGCAAATCAGCAAGGCAGATCCTGACAAGCTCCAAGTTTCTGTCTGAGCTTTTGAGTTGCTATGAATGCACAGGTTTTTGGTCAGGAATAATGATAGGATTTTATTTTTTTAACCCATTAGAATGGTACCAAATACTTCTTTATGGTTTTTCAGGAAGTGTTTTATCTCAGTTTTATAGTGAATTAGTTTTTTTCTTAAGAAGTAAAACAGATTTTGTAGTGGAAGATGAAGAATAATAAAAAATTTTTATTTTGTGAATTTTGTGGATTTAAAAAAATCATAGATGACTTAACAAATTTATGTGTTATAAAAAATATTAACATTCAAGGTAAAATAGAAAAAAGTACAAAAATTGGTAAAGAAATTTATGAAAAAAATAAAATGTATAAATGCCCCAAATGTGGTAGAGGTGTGATAGAAAAAAAAATTAATGGAGCTTATCTAGAAACAATTAAAAAAAATCAAGAAGAAATAGATAAGAAAAAAATAGAAGAAGATCGCAAGAAAAGACTAGAGGATGGAAAACCGATAGATAAAAGATCAGAATTTTATGAATAATTTGACTTTTTACAATTATATAATATAATAATTTGTTATGAAAAGAATTACTATTCATGATGTCAAACAAGCTCTTTTAGACGAAAGATTTAGAGAAACATTACCAGAAGAGTTATCTGAAGATGTACAAAAATTTTTGAAAAATCCCGGTTGCGCTTGTAATCATCCAATTTATTTAAATGTTATAAAAAAAGCTAAAAAACAACTAACAAGTTATTTTCCAAACAAAGAAGAAATAGAAGAAAAAGAAGCAGCAAAACAGTTAGATAAAATGTCCAATAATCAATGGCAAGTAATTAATTGTAGCATAAATGATTTATCTAATGAGTTAAAAAAACTAGGTCCGGGAAGAAAGCAATTAGATGTAGCTAGATGGCAAGATCAAGTTACGGTTGTTGTCAATCATTTAGATGGCATATATTAAACGTGAATATATTTTGATTTGTTATTTAAAATTTCTTCACAACTTTTGATCATTTTTTTAGGATATTTATTATATTTTGTAATATCCATAGGCCAATAGTCATTTTTTAATCTTTTTCCTCCTAAAATAATTGCATTTTCATAAAAATTTTTTGAAATTTCAAAATTTTTTATTAAATGATAATAAACATCACCTAGCAAACACCAGAATTCTGCCATTAAAGGCTTTTTTGATAAACATAAAGTTAAATTTTGAAGAGTTGGTTTAACTAATTTTTTATAATACATTTGTACTAAAGCATAATAATATCTCATCATAATTAAAGGCATAGAATTATTTTTTTCAATAAAAAAATAATGATTTGCAACATTTAAAAAATCCTCATATTTTTGCATAGACAATAAAATACATGCTTCATAATAATAAGGAGAAGAACAAAGCGGCTTATCCTGCTTCCATTGTTGTATAATTTCCAAATCACCATCAGACAAATGACCGAACTGTGATGCCAGAGTAAAGCCAGAATCAACTATTTCTATATTTTCTTTATGATCTATAGTTTCAAAAATTGGATTTATAAATTTATAATTTTTATTATAAATTCTTATATCCCAATTAATTATTGTATTATTTAAAATTTTACTATAAAATAATTTATCATTTAAATTATTTATTTTTTTATTATATTGTAGCAAAATTTCCCAAGGTTGCATCCATAAATTTAATTCATCATTAGAATAATTATTTAAAAAATTACGAGCTTCATTTTTTTTTAAATTTTTGATATTAAAAATTTTTGCATCATATTCCTTGCAGATTTGAACAGTGCCATCTGTGCTTCCATAGTCTCCTATAAATATGTTTTTTTTAATATCTAACACAGAATCTAGAGTTTTTTTAATAGTATTTTTATTATTGTATGTTAGAATTTGTACATTTATCATGTGTTTTTTTTTCTAATAATTCTTTAAAAGCCATGGATTCATTCATCATTCCTTTTTTTTCATAAAAATCAGATATCTGTCTGATGACAGATTTATTTTGTGGATTAACTTGTAATTCTGCATACAATTTTAGAATATTCATATTTGTTTACTATGTTATAGTACAAAATAAAGGGAATTTTTATAAATTGGCTGTAATCATATATAAATAAATTATCAAAAAAATAGGAGATTATGGCAAACGAATATATAAATAATAAAACTTTTGAGTCAATAATATATGGTTTTCAATATTTTCAAAGACAAAAATTTAAATATGAAATGATAATAATAGACTTAAAAGAAACAAATGACAGAAAAGTTAAAAAAAATAAAGACAAAAAATTACAAAATAAGCTAGAAGAAACAGAAATTTTATATAGAAATTTTTGTGAAAAACATAAAAATTTTCAAAATCAGTTGGCACATGCATTCTACATCCTTTCAGAGAATATAGCAAATTATGCTAAGTTTAGTGGAATAGATATTGATGATGCAATTCAAGAAGGTGTTTTAATTTGTTTTGAAAAAATTAATAGATTTGATCCTAGAAAAGGTAAAGCATTTAATTATATGACAACCTGTATCCTAAATCATTTTAGACAATTGTATCGTAGTGCAAGAAATTATAATGAATTAAAGAAAAGATACCAAGACTTTTTAGAAGAAAAATTTGATAATTTTATCATAAGAAATGGCAAAGAATTAATGGCTTTTAAAGACGGCAACTCTTGATTTATATTTATATTTATATTATAATATTAGAATTATGAAACAAAATAATCCAGAACAAATAATAGAAATTCAAGAAATAATGGATAAGCTGAGAAAAGCAGGATACTCAGAACTTATAGACTGTTTATTAGATAATGAAAAAGAGTGTTATACAAAAAAAGGAAGATTAAATAAAAGTAGTACTTGTCGTAGATTAAATTGGAAAGGTAAAAAATTAGAAGATTCTTTAGAACATATGAGACAAATTTTAAAAGAAGATTTTGATTTTGACATTTCAAATATTATTAATTTAGACGATGACGATGACGATGAATAACTTAGATTATATAAGCTCTTGCATATCTTAAAGTAATTTCGCACATGACTATTCCATTTTGTGTCATGTCTAATGTTTGAAAATTTACTGATTGACACCAACAATCCTCCCAAATCCAGCGTTCAACGACTTCAGTTCCACATCCATTATACAAAGATAGATTGCATTCTTTTATAAAGTCGGGACTATTTGGTTCAATAAAAACATATTGATTTAACGCTGGTCTGTAAATTTTTCTAACCCACTCCCATACTGGATTGGTGCTGTGAGCTAAATCATATAGTGTAATCGTGACAGGCTTCCAGTCTGGTTTTGCTGGATAAAAAATATCTTCGTGAAGGTGTTTAACCTCCATTTCCTTAAATGCCAATTGTGGTCTAGACGCCTTCTCTGGAGGCAATGCATTCACTCCCACAGTCCTATCTGCGGCTACTTCGGGTATTGTAAATTCCCATCTAAATTGTCTTTTGCAAAATTTACCATTTCCTTCTAAGCCAAATTGCAATCCCATTTTTGCCATAAAATAATTCTCCAAAAAATAAAGGGCAGCTTTTGCTGCCCTTTAAAATAGTAAATTAAACTACTTAATTCTAGGTCACCGAGCAGCAACCTGACCCTCTGTCTCAGGATTTTCAGGACTTCCATTTGAACCACAACCAGTGCAGCAAGGAGAAATCTGCCAACCGGGGCATTGATTAGTGTATTTAACATCTGAATAACGAAGAGTTAGTTCAATTGTGCATTCTTCAGATGCTGCATAGTCTAGATCGCCAAAGTTTATAGAAGTTGGCCAAACATCTTTCATTTCCCAAGTTTCCATAATATTTCCGCAACCATCCCATAACTTTAAAATAGCTGTACATGAGTAATCGTTTCTATTTGATCCCATTTCTAAATTAATGGGATCAGTAAAGTTATAAACAGATGCAAGCCAATTAAATAATGCAACTTGTTCTTGTGCAGCAACATCAATATACGTAACCGTCATTGTTTCCCAAGATGCTTTTCCGGGAATCCAAGTTTTTGCATTTAAATGATTCAACTCTGTTTCTTCAACGCTTAAACTAGGTCTTGAAGCTACTTTTACATAATGCTTAGGAACAGTTTGGTTTCCGCAGATCTCTTGAAGTTCAAGAGTAAATCGAAATTTTCTCTTGAATACAAGATTTTTAAACCCAAGTTGTCCTATTCCCATAGGGATCTTCTCAGCCATTTTAGCTCCTGTCTATTAAATTAATTAGATAAATGTTTTATTTGCGTATTTCACCTGAGTTCCGCAACCACCGCAGCAAGGTTCTGGTTGATAATCTGGGCAGTAGCTTCTGTATTTCACATCTGAATAACGAAGTGTTAATTCAATTGTGGCAATATCAGATGATGAGTAATCTAAATCACCAAAATTAATAGCAGTAGGCCAAACTCTTTGTAACTGCCAAGTTTCTATTAGTGTGCCGCATCCATCATACATGTTTAAAAGACCAGTAGCGTCCCATTCTCTTCGCTCACCTTGTCTTAAGTTTACTGGGTCAGTAAAGTCATAAACAGTAGCTAGCCAATTCCAAAGAGTTCTCATTTCGGAATGAGCTACGTCCATATAAGTAACTGTTATTGTTTCCCAAGATGCCTTGCCGGGAACCCAAGTTTTAGCATTTAAATGATTTATTTCTGTTTCTTCAATCGAAAGATTTGGTCTTGAGGCAACGGTCACAAAATGCTCCGGAACAACATTTTTTTCATTATCACAAAAACCTAGAATTTCGAATGTCCAACGAAACTTCCGCTTGAATACGATATCAGGTTGACCGATAACTCCAATGCCCATTGGTTTCTTTTCAGCCATTTTATTTCTCCTCTTTTAATTCCTTAAAGTATTTAGTCACAACCACGACAAATTGGCGCAGGCGTTACGGCACATCTTCCCAATCTCTGATAACTTACCTCTGAATATCTAAGACTTAAGTCAATTGTACACACCTCTGAATCTCCATAGTCTAAATCTCCAAAATTAATAGATTTAGGCCAACAAGATCTTAATATAAATCCATCTATTGGATTGCCACAACCATCATACATGGTTAAGTTTGCTGTTCCATTCCATCCAGCTTTTTCAGATTGAGGTATATGATCAACTGGATTTTGTTGAGTAAAATCGTAAACTGTTGCAACCCAACTATACAAAGGAGACATATCGGCAACCGCAACATCTAAATATGTTACACTTATTGGCTCCCATTTGCCTTTAGCTGGAATCCAAGTTACGCCATTTAAATAGTTTATCTCAGTTTCCTCAATATCTAAACTAGGTCTTGCCGCTACTTTCACAAATTGTCGTGGAACTACTCCGAATGGAGTCGTTATTTCTAACGTCCAACGAAATTTTCTTTTTATTATTATGTCAGGAGCACCAAGTCTCCCAATTCCCATTTGCATTCTTTTTCCTTCTTTTAAATAAAGCCAAGCTCTGAGAGAAACTCTCAGAGCTTGACAATTTTATTAGAACGTGTCAGCGTTTTCTCCAAAGCTTCCAGTTCTATGAATTGAAAATTCAATAAAGATGAACTCTGCTGCACGAATTGGTTGCACACCGATGCGAGCCCGCATTTCATTTCGGTCAATAACATCCGGAGTATTAAGTTCTTCGTCGCACTTAACACGGAAATCATTGACGCCCCTACCAACTTGAATTTCAGAAAGAATAGCTGTTGCAATTCTTACGAATTTTTGCCTCAAAATATCATCATGTGGATCGAACAATAGTTGACGAGAAGCGGCTCTAATTCGTTTTTCAATAACAAACATTAATCTTCTTACATTGACACGATCAAGAGCAGTTGGTCTTCTTTGAAGCGTCTTTTGGCCCCATATTACGAAACCATCAAAATCAACGAATTGAACAATTGGGTTAATCGCATTTCTGTAACCATACATGAGATCTCTTTCGTCTAAAGTAGGACGACTAAAGACATCAGTAATGTTAGGAACGTTTCCACGATTAACACCTGCTGGAGCAAACCAAGGAGCACTCAACTGGTCAGAACGTGCAATTGTTGCCATAACAGAACCAGATGGTGGTGCCCAAATATCGACTCGATTAAAATTATCACGAATCTTAACCCATGGCCAATACAAAGCACCGAAGTCACTATCAAAACGAGTTGTGTTTAATGGATGAGACCCATTCTGCCAATGAACTATTTCACGAACAGTTAATCCGAATGGAGGATCTATAACAGCCAAGCAATCCATTCTCACGTTTTGGCACATAAACAACAACTCTGTAACAACAGATGTGCTGCTGTGACCCGGTATTGCAATAAGATCCAAATCAATTTGCTCAGGCTCACTAAGAGCATACATGCCTGAAAAACCAATTCTATTTCCAATTAGTAAAGCGTCTTGATCATCAGGGTCAGAAGGAATGCCATCTGATCCTCCAGCGAGCCTATATGTTCCATCTAGAGGAGGAGCCGAGTTAGCTGTGTTGTCTGAAACACGAACCCAATCAGAAACTAGAGAAAGGAATGTTTCCACATAGAATCTTGAGTTCTCGTCTTTGGTTAATCCGCCCCAAGATTCAACTTCAACACCATTATTATAAACTTGGAAGATAAAGTTTCCTTCACGAACATTGTTTTCAATAACAATTTGAGTTGCATTTCCATCAATTCCAGCAGAATCTGCTAAAATTGTAAGAGTAACAGCACCAGTACTGTTGGCATCACCATTAATTCTGCCGTAAGTATCTTCGCCACCATCACCTGTAGTGCCAATTGGGCTTGAACCTTGTTTTGTTAGACTTTCTAGACCAAATATATACTTTGCAGTGCTATCTGGCTTGATCAACAACCTTGCATCACGACCATGATGTAATGTTCTGAAGGCTAGATTGTCTCCATCGGCATATGCTTCCCATCCACCGGGCAAATCTCCGCCGTTCTCGACTAACTGACCGTTGATTTCATTAACCACCTGAGCAACAGTGACTTCGCCGCCCTCAAGATCAGCCAAGCTAATTACCTGAACTACATTGTCGATTAAAACATTATCTGTTCCATCAACAACAATTTGAATATCAAGATCACTTAATCCTGTTAAATCATAATCGCCAGCGTCCTGATAAGAATCTGGATAACGGTCATTTGATCCTGTTAACTCAGCTTGTGTCATTCCTGTTCCAAGGCCGGTAACGTTTCCGTCTACTACGGCACCGCCGTACATCGCATCTTGAACAGAAACAAATTCTAGTTCAGCATCTGGACCGAATGCCCAAGTTGTTTGAACTCCGATATAATCATCACCACTGTCTGTGATGAATTCTATTCCATCAACATCTCCAGTAAGTTGCAGATTGAGATCCTCAGCTAATTGTGCAGCGGTGTAAGTTCCCGATAGAACTACTAGTGTTTTTGACATTAAAACACCATTTAGTCTCCAGCGAAAAAAAGCATCGTCAGCAAAAGTATATGGACCTTGTTCTTGTGACATCACCACTATCCTGCCACCAGCAGACGGCACCTCAACAGAGGCGGTCTCTGCTTTTTCGTCGCTTACATTGTCTTCATCAGCAACACGCACGATGTACAATTCATTGGCCACCAATAAATATTGCTCAGCAGCATAAATTAAATATGGATCACCAGATTCTGGATGTGGGTATCCGAAAACTGTTGTTAACTGTCTACTTGTTGAAATCAAAGTCGGAACATTAATTGGTCCCTTGCTTGCAAATCCAACGAGTCCAGCACGATGAAAAGATTGTTCTGGAGCTATAAAGCTCAAATCTTTTTCAGTGATTCTGACGCTGGGCGAAATTGTGTTTGATGGCGGAAATCCCCTTAGTATAGCCATGTGTTAATCTCCCTTACGAATTTCATTGTTTGGTATATATTTAGTTGAGATCAAGCCCATTTTCTCAACACGCTCTATATATTCAGTTACTAACTCATCCTCAATTAATCGAACATTTTTACCTTTTCCTATGCCCGGAATAATTAAGGTTGTGAAAGCACGGGGAGCCTTCCGAGATCTCACCACTAGCTGCACTGGACTTTTTTGTTTGTTTTTTATTTCAATCATTCTTCCAATTCCTTTACTGCTTGTTCTAATTGATAAAGAACATCACAAACGTCTTCATCATTAGGCTGATCAGTTACTTCTATTCTAGTTTTTAATACCGATTTTTTTCTCACTATTGGTTGAGACACAAAGGACTCAGCCGTAATATTAAATTGATATTTAAATACTCTAATAGCTTTATCTCCGGGTTCATAGTCCAAATTATTGGATATACCATTTAATTTGACTCCTATTTCCCAAGAAATTCCTTTCACCCTTATGTATGCTATAGGTGAAAATTTTGTTAAAATTTGAGTTAAAATTTGATTCATGTCTTCTTCATACATGGTCCAAGCATATAAAGTATACCCAATATCTACAGGAATTCCCCGTGTAACACCGAAAACAGTATCTTTTTCATATCTCTCTTTTGTTGTAAAACTTGGTCGAAAATTATTATTTGGATCTCTTAAATAATCTATTGCTTTGTGATAAATGTATCGATCCTGATTAAAATTAAACTCAGAATTGTGTATTGCCAACATAGGAAGACGTATTCTGTCTACAACTAAACTTTCATCTTTTCTTGTATTTTCTTGCAAAATATAAGCCACTGCTTTTTCTTGCGTTCCCCAAATTATTGGAACATTATGTGCCTTTCCAGATTCATCTATAACAACTAAGTCATTAAACATATTCTTTAAAGCCTCGTCTGTTCCTCTTATAGATTTAGCATAACGATAAACAACATTTCTATTTGGAGGAGACATTCCTTGAGAGTTTATAATATGACCAGTTTGCTGAGGATCACATAAAGCTGGCTGTCCATTGCCTAGTTTTTTCATCGTGGCGTCTTCAAGCCAAGACATGTCTCTAGAGGTTACATCCTGTTGACTATCTAAAAAAGGCTGATCAGTTATCGTTCCAGAACTAGATATTTTTTTGCCTTCTCTACAAAAAGGTGGAGCAGGATCTATATTAAGATCTTTTATTGGTCCCGGTTCATTACATGGATTTAATGTAGGTTCACTCATTGTTTAATGTTATCTATCAAATTGTCACTATTATAATTTAGTAAAAAAAATGAAACCTTATAAAATAATAAAAACAAAAAATAATTGTATTAAAAAATCAAAACTAATTATGCCTTTGAAAAAAAATAAAATACCTTTATTTTTTTTCAAAAATTGTTTTACTCCTCCAAAAAAAGAAATAGAAAATCAAGGAATTTGAGGTTGTCCACCAGCTAAATTTAAACTATTACTCGATAAGTCTTTGATGCTATTTACTTTAAAATCAGGTTGTTTTTGTGTAACTTTTCCTTCTCCAGTTGTTAGCGACTCTTGGAATCTAATACACATAACTTGTAGTCTTAATTCGCCCCATAATTTAAAAACTTCTACATTTCTTTGTGTCACCATCCAATTTTCTTTTTTATGAGGAGAAAAAATTCTTGCCCCAATTTTTGGAGGATGGCCCAATATTTTTAGAACGTGTCTGTAGTTAAATTCGAACATCATCTCGTCAGGAGAATCTATTCCAAAAACTCCGATAGAATTTTGTGAAGGAATCGGTTCGTAATATCCATATATTTGTTTGGGCGTTTGGCTGTAGATTTTATCTCTTGCTTCTACATAAAGCTCATCGATATTGTTTATGTTTATAAAAACATCATAATATAAAAGAGGAGATCCTCCAACTTCTATAACCTCTTGATCAAAAATATTAAAAAGATCATGCTCCAGATTCTCTGGATCAAATTGTTGTAAACTTCCTGTTGGTTTATAGACACTGCCGTCTGGATTTTTAATTGCCATGCTTATATTTATAGTTGTTAAAGTTATTTAAATTATCAACTATAAATATTATGTAAATATATTACAGGAGGTAATTTACATGGAAGTTTCTGATCCAAATCCAATTGGAAATATTATAGAAAGTGAAAAAATTGATAATTTTGTTGATTCAATGAAAAAATTGTGGGACTCAACACACCCAGCGCCAAAATGGTATGAATTTTGGAAAAAAATTAATCTTGTACCAGCCACAATATTTATATTAAATTGTTTGGATGATTGCATTTCTTATGCAGACGAATTTAGAAATGCTACCGGAGCAGACAAAAAAGCAACAGTTATTTTTGCAACAACTAAATTATATGATTATATTATTAGTCAAATTTTACCAATTTGGGCAAGGCCATTCGCTGGATATATTAAATCTTACATTATAGGAGTTTTAATATCATCTTCCATTGACTGGATTGTTAGCAAGTATCGTGAAGCTGAGTGGGCAAAGAAAGATAGATCAGTTTTAGATATTCATTGGACAAAACTGCATTTTCAAATGTTTGGAGTTCCACTAGGAGGACATAGACCAAAATTTTAATTTACAATGAGGTAAATATGATTCTAATAGCAATTTTAATAATAATTTTATTATCTGGTTGTTCCAACCAATCAGATGATATTACATTTAACAAAAATGAAATAAAAAGTTTTTCTATTGAGCAAGAAAAACTTTTAGAAATTCACAATAAAGAAAGAGTTTCAAGAGGCTATGTTCCTCTTGTTTTGGATAAAAATTTATGTGAATACGCACAAAAACATTCTGACAATATGGTAAAAAATAATTCTTTATATCATTCAAAAATGAATGATATAAGAAAAGTAAATCCCGACACTAATTGGGTGGGGGAAAATGTTGCTTGGGGCCAAGAAAACGAAGAAGCTGTAGTCAATGCTTGGATGTGGAGTCCGGGTCACCGATGGAACATATTAGGATCCAAATATAAAAAAGTTGGATTTGGAGTATCAAAAGATATTAGATCAAGTTTTAATGGTAAAATTTATTGGTGTGCTGTTTTCACAGACTAAAACAAAAGGGAGAACATTATATTTTTGTTCTCCCTTTTTTTGCTAACTTAAAGTAAGTTTAGCTGTAACACTAATTGTTCCGCCGCCATCAGGAATATCAAAAGGAGCCCCACTAAATCGCTCTAACCACAATAAACGATTAGACTGATCTGTTACATAATATCCATAAGCTGTCGCATCTGTTGTAAATGTAAAAGTTTGCTCAGAATAGACCGCTGTTGTGATTCCTCCAGATTGCGTTGTTGTCCAATTAGAAGAAAGAAGAGTTATAGGAGCGTATCCACCACCAGTAACTTCAGTAAGGTCTTCCTTTACGGTGGAATCTGAAGGAGTTACATTATTCGCATAAAGATGCAAAACAGGATTATCTGCATTCACCATTCCAACAATATATTGAAGTAAAAGAATTTCACCCCAAACATCAGGACAAACTAAAGCCATTGTATTTTCCTTTTTTTATTTTACTATTATATAGTTGCTAATTTGAATTATTAAAGCATCCGATCTAGTGCAATTTAGTATAAAATTTTACTTTAAATCTTATACTAATATAGTATTAATTAAAAAATTTTTACTATTAAAGATTAAAATCTAATTAAAATGAGTATAAAAGATAAAGATGGAAATGTATACAAACTAAGAGGGCCAAATCCGCTTGTTAAAAACCGGGCTGATTGGGATAAAAATCATATAGAATTAATCAATATAGGAAAATGGAAAGCAGAGGTTTTAGAGGATAAAAATAAAGAAGAATCATCTATACCAGATATTGCAAAATCTTTGAATTTCTATGAGGAGCCAGAGCCACCAGCAAAAACAGTGTCACCAGACGAATTTTTAAAAGAAATTACAGAAATAGAAAAAATTGAAGAAACACCAGTAGAAACCAAACAACAAAAAACAGCAATAATAAATGTTCCTGAAATTTTGGCTCAAGCCATCCGTGATAGAGGCGTTGAATATTATTGTGCTCCTGTTATAGGAGAAAATAAATTCACTGATGATCTTTATGGATCTACCTATAAAACAAATAAATATGGAAATAAATTTTTATTTGATGCAATAGTAATAGACCAATCGGATTTGCAATTACAATTTTGGTGTCTTAAAGACTTAACTAAAAATTCTATAGTTTATAAAAAAAATCAACAAGGAGGAGAAAGATGGTGGAGAATTACAGAATCTGAACCAAAGACAGGTGGATTTATTTGCTTGGCAAATGTATCGGACATGAACCCAGACTTTAGTTGACACTCTCTGGATTAACAATAGAGACTTTTAATCCCATTTGTTCTACTTGTTTTCTATAATCTTCCACAGCTTTTTTATAACCAGTTTCATAAACTTGTCCTATAAGTTTTCCAAAATCATCTAAATCTTTTTCTGTTACTAAAGATGATGAAATTCTTTCAATAATCGAATCATGAGATGCATAATTTATTTTAAGAAGTTCATAAAACCATTTCCTAAGAGTAAAAGCCTTAGGATTTGACATGTATCGAAAAATACTATTAGAACTATTGTCTTCTTGCATCTTTTTTTCCTGTAGGATCTGTCTGCGATGTGTCTGCGTCTCCAGCAATTGAAACTGCTGGTTCTCCTGCTGCTCCCCAAATATTAAAACCAGCACCTTTGCGTGGCCTCTTCTTAATTATAGCATATGTTCCAATTGTTTCGTTTTTTAATTTATTTCTCCAATTATGAAAACTTAATAAATTAAAATAGTGTTCTGTCTTTGTTCTTCCTGTTTGTAGTGCTTGTAGCCTAGCAAGACGACTCTGTTGCTGTGGCACTGTTGGCTGTGACACTGTTGGCTGTGACACTGTTGGCTGTGACACTGTTGGCTGTGACACTGTTGGCTGTGGCGATTGTTTTAATGCTTGTAGCCTAGCAAGACGACTCTGTTGCTGTGGCGATGCTGCTTGTGGCGATGCTGCTTGTGGCGATGCTGCTTGTGGCGATGCTGCTTGTGGCGATGCTGCTTGTGGCGATG